GCACTGTGCGTACAGCGGTGAGCGGAACATCGCATGGACTACGCCGCTTTTCTTTGAAGACTTTGATGATCTTCCGATGGTACAAATAGGAGTTCTTTCCCCTGCTGTGCCACTCGCCCAAGTTAAGGTCATTGAAGGAGAATATCATTTGGAGGATAATGACAAACTCTTCACTGACTTCCACGAAGATGGGAAGATGATCGTTCATGGTCAACTGGTAGGTTTCCGTCCCAGAATGAAAGCTACAGGCACTAAGACAAGTGTTGCTCCCTTCATGATTGCAAACGGCGGAGATCTTTCTCCCCCAATCACTGATCGGCTCTACAGACCACTCATGGGCGCATGGGAACAACCCCAAAATGTGCTCAAGAATTATCTCCATCCTACCCATTCCATGAGGGAAGATATATGGAAGGTTTGCGTTAGGTCCTACTGTAGGCATCTTGAGAAGAATCTCACGATAGAGGATTTGGCGGACATCCACCCTGTGCCTCTCAATGTTGCTGTCAATGGTTTTCCCGGAGTCCCCAATGTTGATGCGCAAAAGTTTACCACTTCCGCGGGTCACGGACATACTGGAGCGAAATTACAGTTCCTTTCTGAGCAACAAGCTTTCGAAGAATGGTCACACTTTCGTGAATATGACGATGTGATTGTCAAGGACGTGGACATTATGCGTGAAAATGCTGCCAAAGGCATTCGCCCACACGCTGTCTACAACAGCAATTTGAAGGACGAGATGCTCGCCATGCGTAAGATTGTCGCTGGGAAAACACGCAGTTTTTACGTGTGTCCGGTTGCATTCTTGTGCAACATGCGCATGTCTACTCTTGGGATGTGTCGTGTTATGGTTCGTAGACGTGACATCTTCGGTACAGCCATTGGGCTTAATTGCCACTCCGAAGAATGGAATGATTGCCATGAACGTGCGCAAAAGATTGAGGGCAACAATTGCGTCGCTGGAGATTTCGAAGCTTACGAATCCATTTTGAGTATCCTCATTTCAAATGGTACCAACCATGTTTTCAAAAGCATGGCGGCGCTATCCAACAACTATGATCCTTCCGAGACTCTTGTGCTTGATACCTTGTTAGCGGACACAGTCAACCCCACCATCAACTTCTTTGGCACTCTCATCACTCTTCTTGGTGGTGAAGCTTCTGGACACCAGATGACAACGCACTTCAATTCCGTTGCCAACAATCTCCTACACATGTATGCTTACGTTGTCATTATGCTTGAAAAAGCTCTACATGACATGCCAGACTATCTTGAAGAGGATTTTGATTTTGATGAGTTCGCTGATGAATTCTTTGTCAAAGTGTTCCGAGACACACTCGGAGATGATTTGTACTTGAAAGTCAGTCCAGACCGCACG